GCGAACAGCAATCCAACAATAAAGGCGAAAGCGTTTTTTAAATTCTTTGTCATGGTAAATTCTCCGCGACGATTTTGTTAATATTCTGGGCTTCTACTTTTGCGATACGTCGACCAGCCGCGCGAAGCAACCCGTTTATTTCTGAATACGCAGTTCTGATAAGAACGCCCAATTCGAAATTTAATTTCTTCAGCCGTCGCTGTCTTGCTGCGACTTGCTTGGTTCCGTTAACGTCGATTTTCAGCATCATTGCGACGATCGATTTTTCTAGTTTATCGAGTCGTGCATCTACATCATTCCGAACAGCAGCATCGGCCCGGCGATAGCGTATGTCCTGCGCTATGATATCGTTTCTTATTCGTTGTGCAACTGTTTCCGTCATTCATAGAAATCCAGTTGAACGCCAAAATCATCCGCGACACCTGAAACGTTTTGAATACGAAACAAATAATTCGAATTTGGTTTCAGAATGAATTCGCCCCAGCCTTCCGATTGTGCCCCGGGCGCAGAACCGCCGTGTCCGCCGGGTACAAAAACAGGCCCAGCAATCAAAATCCCTAACGGGCTAGATAACACGGGATTCCGGTAAACTAATATTGATGACGTAACTTTTGCGGCACGAATCCGGTTCCGGTTGATGCTTGGAAGAACGTCTTCCGGGCTTGCCGGAACGCTTGTCGTGTCTTCGTAGATCGTTATCAAACCATCCCCACCGCACCCGGCAATATACCGAAGATGCGTAATAGAACTAGTAACAGCAAGCAAATCAATAAAAGCGTTCGACCCTAATGATCCATTATAGGTATCGATAGAAAAAAGATTTCCGTCGTGTATGTGTTGATGGATAACATCAATTGTTACGTCGCCTTGTGAAATATTCGGCATTATTTACCACCGCGCGCGCGGATTGCTCTACCTTGCCGGGCAGCTTTTGCCTTACCGCCCTTGCCCGTGTAGCACTTTCCACGTCGTCCGTATTTAAAACCCGACTTCCCGTTTTTCTGGCAAGGTACGACGGGCATGTCAATAGTGTCCGGGGTCCCACCTGTTCAGGAAATGCCCGATCGTATCAGCTACCGTGACCCGCCATTCATCAAGCCAGTTTTCGGGCACCATGTATTTGTAACGTTTCAGTCTGGCGGTAGTGGTAGTTTCCCGGGGCGGATCAAGACAGATAATCGACATCGCAACAGTATTGACAATGAAGTTCTGTGGTTGAAACCACACCCCGAAAATGATCTTTAAAATCGGATGCTCCCCGAGTCTGTAATAGAGCCAGTAACAAACCGCGAATTCGACCATCACTATCGGGATCGACAAAAGCGGATTCTCGATTAACCAGACTAACAAGTTCGTGTAAAAATCCATCAGATTACCTCCGTTTGCGCCGCTTGTCCTTGTGGCGTTTCTTGTCCTTGTGGCGCGCTTCGTTCAATAGTCGCATCTGCAATTCCCCTTAATGGGTGCGTATGCCCGTCGGCTTCGCTAGTTTCTGAGCCTGTAGGTTCCCACTTATGGCGATGCCCGTCAACTTCATTTGTCCAGCCGTTCGACTGTAAAACGTGCGTATGTCCTTCAGCATCGCCAGTTTCGTCACCGACTTTATTCCCGGCGTCGATTTCCGCTTCCGTGAATCCTGTCTGACTGTCTTGATATTCCAGATCAAGTAAATCGATTTCGTTGTCCGCGTCGAAATCGTCGGACAACAAATTGCGGCGTTTCAATTCGTCCCAGTAAGTGACTTGACTGATATCACGTGCCGCACGCATATCCGCCAGCGCCTTGATGTCTTCGCCGTCGCGCATCGTTATGCTGAAATCCTTGTAAACGGTAACACTTCCGCCAGCATCTTCACCTAAGTTCAAAATCATCGCGAATAAATCAAGCATAGCTTCCAACTGTTTTTCTATATGCCGGGCGAACATGCCTAGCGGAGAATCCGCTTCGGACTGATCCAGCGCGCGGGCGGTCGCAGTAACATCGCCGGTCGGACGCTTCAAAATCATATTCAAACCCAGCTTCGCTATTCTGTGTTCAAGAACTTCAAGGTCATTTGCCCCGGCTGAAATACCCGCCCCGGAATGCTCGACGTATTTCATATCGCTGCCTTGCGGACCCCGGGTCATGGTATTTGCGCCGATTTGAATTTCAAAATCACCGCGATCTGGATCACCCAGACCAGAACCGAACAGAATCGGCACGCGTGCAACGTGCAAAATGTGTCGTTGATCAGAATCGCTTTGCCAGTGGGTCACGTTCAGATGTGCAATTTCTAGCATAGGCGGTTCGCCCTTCATGAAGTCGACATGCTCGCCGTATACCGGAACCAGTGGAATCACAAGAAGATCGACGACGTTGTCTTCTTCAAGAATCCATTCTTCATTTCCATTTTCGTCAACATCCTTTCGGTATATCCGACGACGACCGATTTCCCATACATGGATTCGCTCGATTTCCTGTTGACCGAATTCATTGCCCGGAATATCTTCTTCCGTAATCATCAAAATCCGGGCTTGTGTTAAAACGATTTGCCCGTCAATAACTTCTGTTTTCCAGCCGAGAATTTGCGGGGCCTTAACATGCACGGCATAAGGTCGAAGTGTTCCACGGTTGACATCGGCCCGGCTTATCTCGCGCCCGTCTTGCTGAAGGCGCTGGATGTTAGGGGAATCGACAAGGATGTAAGTGACGCCATGATTCAATGCCCAGTAAGCAATTCGCCGGGTCCATTCGTTGATATCCGTCCCGCCCGCATCGATGTCATCTTCGTATCGACTGATGGCGACGGGAACATCTTCTTCCAGAATGACCGGTTGCTTCATAATCTTACCGACCATTTTACGAATTGTATCTTCGTATAAAGGCGTTAACACGGACCGAGCTAATCGGTTTTTGTAAGCTTCTTCGGGTTCGCGCGGCTCTTGTGGTAGATACGATTTTCCTGCTAACCGCATCGCGTGCGTGCCGTGGGTCAAATGGTCGACCATCTGCCACGTATCAAATTTCGATTCCCAGTATTTCGACGGGATGGCTACGGGATTTTTGTCTGGCATCAGTAGTAAACCTGTTGCGTTACCGCTCCCCGCTTGAACACGGGGAATTCGTCGGCGATATAATAACCCAGACCGTCAGTTAAATGCGTTAACTTCGGGTCCGCTTTTTTGTCAAGTTCGCCACTGCCTCCCGCGAGCAAGCGAACACCTTCAAAATCTTTTACGACGTGCGGAGCATGAACGGGGTCGACCATCATGTGAATTTCGCCGTCGCCGGACTTCAATCGTGTATTGACGGCGTTGATTCTAGCACGTTCAGTCGGGTTACTGGAAGGGACTCTGAAATGAACCCGTTCGACGCCATAGTGCGCATACATAGCTTTTTTTACTAAATCCCAATCAGACCCCTCCGTCTGTGCAGTTCCACGGGACCCACCTGTTGCATCGCCGTGCAGAATAATGCGCCCGGCATGATCGCCCCAGTCGGCTATAAGTTTGTTACATACTGCTGGCGTGTTGCTGTTTCGTGGAATGTAGACTTCACCGAGTACGCCGGTCCCGCTGACTGCCGGGACTGATGCGTTTGCAAAAAATGTCGCGCCCTTCACGTTAACCGAATCAGCAATAGCGATCTTTCTGGGAAAGTTAACTTCCTGCGCAACGACTGCGGTTCCGGGGTCGACGTTAAAGTCCATGCAGAAAACAAGATCGGCCCGGGGGTTGTATTCATCACGAAGCGCGCCGCAGTGGGTAACACGATCGAACGGGTAGTAAGCCTGCCCTTCGAAGTTGACGAAACTGGCTTCGTATTCCTGCTGAAATGTCAGCGGGTCAAGCGTTGCCCGGGCAGATTCAATTTCCGAAGCGGGCAGAATATCAGAACTAAACCACGTGAAGCCGTCCCATTCTCCGCCGTTCGAAATGTTCCACGGACCTAGTGCATTGTTGAAAACGTCGTAATAGTGGTTTCGTCCTTCGGGAACACCGATCAACCAAGCCCAGCCGTTCCGGTCAGATAATGCCGGGCGGACATTTTCGCCCCATGCAATTTCCTTCATGTTAGCGAATTCATCCAGAATTCCGCCGTCCCACGGCGAACCCTCGATTCGTTGCGGCTTGTCCATGCCGATAACAGAAAGACTCGCGCCGGTTTTGTACCAGATCGTTAATTCTGTTTCGCTAGTCTTCCAGACGAATTGACGGGGCGATAGTGATTTCAGATCGTCCCAGTAAATCCGTTTTGCTTGATCGCGTGTTGGGGCAGCGGCAAAATAATTCGGATCAGGAAATTGCGATTCAGCCGAAAGACACGCGCGGACAAGTCGACGCTTGCCGCGTTCTGTTTTACCAGAACGGCGTCCCGCTGGCACAACTTTGAATCGTGCTGGGCTGTGGATTAATCGATGCTGTTCGGGATGGTAACGAAGCGGGGTCCAGCGACTAGTTAAGACGCCTACCTGTTTCTTCGCTGCCAGACCCCGAAGGCGTTTCGACTGGAACGGAGTCGCCATCTAAAATTCGCATTTCCTGTAAAGCCGATTGAAGTTGCTTCGCTGTTTCTTCTGGCGGCGTTGTGTCATTGTCGCCCTTTCCTAATAATCCCATCATTTGCGCTAGATCATTGTTAGCCTTATGCGCGTCGAACATTTCAACTTCAATGTTTCGACCGTGCGCAGAATGAGTCACTTTAATTTTTTTGATGCATTTGCGCTGCGCGTCTGGTATTTGCTCCTTAGACTTCAGCGTCCAGTCTGCGTTAAAAATACTGCAAACGTCCGCTTTAGCCCACATTGCCCAGCGCGCGATAACAGACTCTTCCGATTCCTTCGACGCCGCAAGCTGGTTCGCGATTTCTTCTTGGACCGCGTCGCGGACCGCTTGTTGTTTCAGCAGCCATTCGGAAGACTTGTCCGCCATGCCTGCATCGCGTGCAGCTTGATACCCGTTACCATGCCGGGCCACATGATAAACGAATTCCTGACGCTTAACCGTCCAGCGGAATTCCGGCATAGTAAAATCTGGAACAGAAAATAGTTCGTCGTCTAGAAGATCGTCTTCGATTTTAATTTCATCTTTTGCCATCGGGCTTCCCGCTGTTCGCTTCACGCTTGCGCAGATAGTAATCTAGTTTCTCGTTTTGTTCAATCGCATATAAAGTAAACAGGATTTTCGGCAGGAAATTTTCGAAAACCAAAATCGACTTTCTGCGCGCGCGCGCCCTCTAAGAGCCTTGCTAATATTCTGCACAAAAACTGGCATGATTCTTGAAAGTTTGACATTTTTGTCAAACAATTGTCAACATTTGACAAAAATGTAAACTGTAAATGTAAACGCTGTTATGTTTCAAACACACCTTCAACTGATTTTTTGTCAAATCCGCCGTTTACTATATAGCGAAAAACGAGAACAAAACGAGAAAAAATACGGCTTATCCACAGCTTTTAAACAGAAAACGAGAACAAAACGAGAACCTCGAAATGTCACCAGTTAGCGACAAAACGAGAACAAAACGAAAACTTTTTTATTAACAGAACTGAAAAGTTTCCGATAATCTTTACAGGAACCAGAAAAAACCCGGCAATGTTCCGCCGGGTTCGTTTTGTCTTATGCCGCGACCTTGACGCGGGGCTTGCGATTGATCCAGAAGTTCCCCCAGTAGCCGTTGATCACGTTTCTGGTTTCTTCCTGAAGCCTATATTCATCGTCTGCGGCATAGTTAGCTTCGACATAAGCGCGGGCTTCGGCTCTTAACTCGTCGCTGTAATCCATGTTGACGAATACAAATTTGACTTGCGGAAGATCGTCGTTGCGATTGTTGTACTCGTAAATATCTTCCATGCCGTTAAAGCTTCCCATTTCAAAACGATCACAAAAGGCGCTTATTTCTTTAACCGCTGCCGGGGTAATGTCTTCCAGAATGTCGACGGTGATGCTGCTGCCGCCGCTGTAAGACTTGGCGCGAACGCTGGCTTTGATGCCGTTCTTCTTCAGTTCTGCGCGGATCATTTTTGCTGCTGCTGCGTGGTTGCTAGTGTTTTTCATTTCGTTGTTTCCTTTCTAGTTGCTGTTTCAATGTTTTAATTATAGCACTATTACCAAAACTGTCAAGCTTTTTTAAAGTTTTTTTGCAATTATTTTTCGAGTCTGTTACTATTTTCGTCTAGGTAGATTCCTCCCTGCCAAGGTTTGCCCCGGTCATGTTACGACACGCCGGGGCTTTTTTATGGCGTCTATATTTCTTCGAGCATCGACATGCCCCGGTTTCCCGGGGCGGTTAGTTTACAAATAACAATCCAAGCCTAGCGCCTTAATCATTCCTTCGGCTAAGTAGTTAAGATAATGAAACACGTCGCCGTTTTTGAAATCGATCATGACCAGAGTCTTCTTAATCTGCGCGTGATATTCTTTCGCGCCGTCGATGTAGTCAATCAGCATTTCATAAGTCAGTCCGAAGTGACCTTCGATAATAATTTCTTGATCAAGGTCGACGCCTTTTTCAGTAATCAGAGTTTCAAGATATTTTTTCATTTCGTTGTTTCCTTTCTGGGTTGATTTGCTTAACTGTTTTAATTATAGCACTATTGCCAGAACTGTCAAGTTTTTTTAATCATTTATTACAACTTTTTTCAGGCAATAAAAAGCCCCCTTTCGGGGGCCTTGATTTTATTACTGTCCAAATTCCGGAACCGGGATGCTTTTCCCGTCGACGATCTTATAGTATTTGCCGCCGTTCAACCATCCTATATGTGGGTTGTCGAGAAGCCATTGCGTCACTGCCTGATGATGCGCGTTGTAAATTTCGTGTTTTTGATTTGCCTTACGATTTTCTTCGTGTACTTTCGGGTCCAGCCTGCTCATTTCGTTTTCCTTTCTGTTTGTTTAACTGTTTTAATTATAACACTAAACTACAAAAAGGCAAGCGTTTTTTTAAACTTTTTTACGGTTCCGCGGCTCGCATTTTACTGCGTAATCAAAAGCCCAGTCTGGAATCCTAGTATCGCCCCGCATCCAGTCGTTAAATTCTCGGGCGGTAACACTAAAAAGCTTTTTCGCTTCTTCATGCCTCAATCCTGCCCGGCGCAGCAATAGCCAGAACATTTCATGACGCTTGACAGATGTCAGCTTCTTAGGATAAATCTTCTGGATATCTTCCGGTATGCTCCGCAGCCCGTTTTCGATCTGGGCAATGAACCCTTGAGTAACTCCGGCTTCGTGCGCGAGATCATCTTGTGATTTACCTTTTCGCCGACGTTGAATCGCAAAGTGTTCGTATGAATACAGTTTCATAATTTATTTACCTTTTCATCCCGGGGTTTCCCCGGCGCTAAATGGTGCCCGCGTCCCACGAACGTCTGATTCCCGCCCTTGTTTCTAAGATGTTCCGCCATTTCTTCAAGAGTAGGTTCCTGATAATCTGGTTTCCCTTCCGGCGGTCCTTCGATAAATATCCATTTTTCGGTTTCGTTTTCCCGCCGCCAGATTGTCCCGTCTTCACACAACGCGAAAATTGTTATCGTCCAGTGCATTAGCTCCGTTTCGGCGGACTCAGTCACCGCAATTTGTTTCACCTTTCGCATAATTTTTCGCCTAATTCTTCGTAGTTCATTTTACCAATCCATGACGCAGTAGCAGATATTAGCATTTCTTCTTTATTCATATACCCGACAGACTGCGCCGCGTAATAATCGAATAATAGCACATCACGCGCGACCTTTGCCAGAAGCCACGTGTTGCCCCCGGCTTCACCTTTGCGACGCAGCCATAAACGTTGTTCGTCCGTGTAATTCGGGAACCGCACGATCGTCGATTCACGCTTCGGCCAGTCTCCAAGCTTTTTCAATTCTATCCAGCCATGATTCCCGCTGTTATTCACCATTGACACGTCCGCGATGCCGCGTTGCAGTTTGTCTTCGTGCCGCGTTGCTTCGCGCCATCCGTCACACTTCGCCATGTTCATCGACAACGTGCGCCAGAATGATTTTTCAGACATCGTGCAAACACTCCTTTATGTCGTATAAAATATCAATAGCTCGCTTTCCGTCCGTCCAACCTAGTTCCTCGATGCGGCGTAGCTTCCCGAACGCGTTCAACGCGTTTTCGTCAGCAACACACGAATCCATAGTGCAGAAAGGTTCGTCTTTGTTATGATGCTGACACCATTTAAAATAGCATTCGATCATGTCGGACACCTGTATAGGTAATCAACGAGTTCGCACTTGATGCCGGTAGCGCACCCTGCCAGAATCAACGCGATGACTATCCAGAATAAAATTGCGGGGATTAACCCCAAATAGAATAGTCTAGTCATCTCCCGCCCTCGCTGGACATAATGTGCATTGACCCCATTCCGCACCATGCGGACAATATTCTGAATGGAAGCCAGCTTCTCTATCTAAATTAGCAGTTGCTATTGCTTGAGCCAAAGCCGCATCGAGGCGTCGGCAGTTTGCTTTTAATTTTTCGATTCCATTATCTAGATGGTGCTCGTTATCAGCGCCTCCGTTCAACGATAAGAAAAACCCACGTGACCCGTATAAAGAATTATTAGCCCATGCGATGACTGACTTCAGTTCGTTAATGCGCTTTTCCAGTTCCGCGATACGCCCCTCTGCCGCTTCCAGCGCGGTGATGGCTTCGGCAAATTGCTTTTCAGCGATACTTCTTTCAAAACTATCACCACGCGTAATGATGCAGTTGCTGAGCGTAAACATCAGACGTTTTTTCAATTCCTTATCCATCGTCGTTTCCTACTTTTACTGCCATGTTCATTAATTTGTGAATGCCAAATGTCATATTCCAGACAGCGTTTTCAGCCGCTTTTGCGTCGTCGCTTTGGCCTACGTGGAAAACATCGGTCCCGATAATAACGGTTGCTTCGTTGTCTTCGTATTCTCCCTGCTCTATCGCATCTGCAATATTGCGCAAGGCTTCGGGCGCGGACCAATTGCTATTAATGTGAAATATATTATCCATCGTCGCGTCTCCAGCTTTTGGTGAGTTCAATTGCGCATAGGACCAACCATCCACCATGGCGGTTTTTCATAAAAATCGTTGGTGCCAACTTTTCGCCACAAATGGAGAGCATAGGGGTGATGACTGACGTATTCATTTTTGGGCGGATGAATTTGTATCACAGCATCATCTTCATCCCAAAATAAATTTTTTACGAAGCACATTTCATCCCAATACGGGCACCTTTTTCTATTTATTGAAACGCTCGCATGTTCCCACCCCTCACCGTCACTTGCGATAACCAGCATACCAATCACTACTGAACGAGGTGGTCGTTTGAAAGCAAGTGCGAAAGCGCCATTGTTGCCGTAGCTGCTATTGCTACCAAGCTCACCATTCGTTATGCGATAATCATTCGGTACATGGAACATTTGGATCCTCCGCGGTTATCACCTGATTTTTAAATTGAGCCATTTATACCCTTTATATGACATGAAGCCGATTGCGAAGAAAGGAAACCCTAGCAAGAAAATGATGTGGGCCCAACCCAAGATAAATTCAAATGTGGTCATTACCAATACCCCCACCGCCTTGTGCGGTCTTCTCTGTCTTGTCTGTTCATCTGCATTATCTCATTGCGACCCCACGAACCTTTCCAGTCAGCTTTACTGCCGTAACGCCGCTGCAAGAGTTTCATCTCATCCCAGTTATCCTGGCAGATAGTCGGCCACACATCGAACCATGCCATGCCATACCGTTGTCCTTTCGGTGGTCGCCATTCGAACAAATCAGCGTGTATGATTTCGAGCCTGTCGCGACCCCATTTATCGTACAAATAGTCGCCGACCATTTTGATAATGTCCTCCTCGATTTCAATCACTGTCACGAATGATACCTCTGGTTTCCTCAGGCAAGCCTCAACGATGATACCGAGACCTAATCCGCCAATCAAACAATGATCCTTTGCGTGGTGCGCAGGTTCATAATGATCTCTGATTTCAGCGGGGGTATCACTCATCCACAAGGAACCAGGAGATTTGCCAAGCTTCGTATATTCACCGGGCGTTACACTTCGTTGGAACCCACTACCAGAAAAAATCTGCATCATATTGAAATGATCAGCCTTTTCCTTATTAACAGTGAACTTTTTGATTACCCAACCGTTCATTTCTTGCTCGGGCACTTCTGTTTTTTGTAATAATTTCATTTCATTTCCTTTCTATTCACCCTATTTAATTTTCACATGCCTACCTATTGCTTGTATTATACGAGTATAGCAAATTGTTATTGTTCTGCAAGTAATGAATTAAAGCCTAGGCAACGGAAACGAGCATTGTAGAGCCGGCTTTATGAAAAGTCCTTTCTTTGCACGAGTTGCCGCCACATAGAAAATACGCGCCTCATCATCGCGGTTATATCCCGCCTTAAAATTGCGGTATGGCCTTTGGCCCATTGAATTACTGAAATAAACATTATCAGCCTCTCCTCCTTTCACTCCATGGATCGTGTCGATCACAATACGCGGTTTTTCAATGAGTGCCTGCGCGCCTGACCTATCTTTCACAGCCTTATAGTATTGGCTATCGATATAATCGATTGTCAAAACTTCATGCCATAACCCATGATCAACTTTGAGACCATATTCATTAATCAAATTGTTCATTCGCAGCCTATGATCAGGCTCAAGATTACTTACCTTGTCAATTGCATTCGGCTCTATTTGATCGTCCCGCATGTTCTCATACAACGAACGAACCTGCGATGCGGTGACGTAATCACCCTTGGTAAGACGCGTCCAGGCCCTTGCCAAAGATAGATGTTCTGCTTTGACAGAATGCCGCCCCAAACGCGTATAGGTGTAACCATGACCTCGTAACCAGTGCACCATGTTCTGCTGCTGAGATTTAGTCCGTGTCAAGAGGTACCAACTTTCTTCATTGTCGAGAGGGCATTCACTTAAATCTGAAACCATTTTAAATGAACCTTCTTCATCTTTAGGACGCCACTTCTTTTCATACCGGTCGTCAATCATGTTGACTATTCCGCCCGCGACTTCCCAAATACTCCTCGGCAATCGCCACGAATGTTCAAGCACAGATCTTTCAGCGTCCATGTGCCGGAATGTGTAGAGATCCGCTCCAGCCCATGAATAAATTGCTTGGTCGTCATCCCCAGCGACCCAAACCGTTTCACACCTTGAGAAAATTGACTTGCAGAACTTCCATTGCAAACGAGACAGGTCTTGAGCTTCATCAATGATTGCATACCGCACCTCCAAAGGATCGCAATGGCAACCTTGCGAAAGCATGTCACTGAAATCTAGCAAGGCAGCGTTTGATTTATAATGGTCAATGAAATCACCGAGTTTAATAAATTCATCCAATCCGCCGCCGCGTCGCAAGGTTCCAAAGTTATATTTTCTTTTTGATAGCGAACCAGCAACAATTCTGAAATGCTCGGCGTAGGATCGACACATAGCTTTCGCAAGGTGCAAATGAAAACTCACAATCTCGTCTGGACCTACTCCATCGTTAAAACCACGAGGTGAAAGTTTCTTGCCCGTCATGTCAGAAATCTCATCCCAGTGGCTCTCATTCATGACATCACTAGAGTTCAATCCGAGTTCACGAAAAGCAAGACTGTGTAGAGTTCTGAAATGTGGAAAAGATGATTTGGGTAGGTCGAATTTTTCGCGAGCTCGATCGATTGCTTCTTCTGCAGCCTTACGGGTGAAACTGACATAGGCTATCTGTTGTGGTCTTATTCCTTTCTCTAAAAGCTCAGCGACTATGTTGATGAGTTTGGTCGTCTTTCCTGTTCCTGGCGGACCCAATATCAACTTCTTGTCCATTAAAACGCCGCCTCGTTGTGCTCCTGTTGAAAATCTTCTTCGTAGATTGCGAGTTGCTTGACGCCTACTTCCCAGCATACTACGGCCACATGATCTGCGCCTTGCCTTGCTGTAGTTTTGCTCCGGTTCAAACCGAGTAACTCGAGATGGTCAGCGACGGTTTTGATGTTGACTGTGGTCCGGGATTTGTCACGCATGAATTCCACAAGTGATTCGAGACGGAAACGGTAACAGTCATCCTTTTTCAATGCAAGACCATTTAACAAATCAAGGTTATTTTTTGCATGAGCATTTCTAGCGATGTAGGCTTTCAACTCTTCGAGCGTCTGCGCCACTGGTGATGTCTCAAAAGGTATTTCTATTTCTTCACAATTGCTGAGGTGACTTTGTATCATTTCACGCCAGCGAGGGTTGGGGAGGGGTGGTGGCCAGATATTTAATTTGTTGATGCAGCGACTTGCGAATTGAGTTTGAACTTGAAGTTGACTAGTGGTAAACCGTATTGTTCTTCCTTGGACTGTCAATTCCCATTCCGGATCATCGTCTAAGGGTTGCCCGGTTGGCGACAAGTACAATAATTTTCGAAGGTTGTACATCTCCATCGTTGCTTCAAATTCTTCATCTGCTGCGCCTCCAATTCCATGACGCCTCCGTAGGCAGACAGCTCTATTACAGAACGACGCCTGGGGTTGCTGAGTGCAAACGTATCCATAATCACGCCGATCCAAAGATTTGAAAATGGTGTCGGTCATTTCGCGCTGTGCAACTGGCGGCACGAAGTATTGGTAATTATATTCGGCTACCTTGTCTTGGTAGTCATTTTCACCATACTTTAATTTGGCATAGACACCGAATTGAAGCAGCGCATTATTGCGGCCGCCCTCGCCTATCTTCGCTTTCGCCATCTGCTGTAAGCATGGTGGTCCATCATTGAATGGATGCTCTAATTCTGGGATGGATAACGATTTCCAAACCTCGAGAGTCAGCTTCTTATTTTCAGCATATTCTAAAAATTCTGGTAACTCTAACCTTTGGCCTTCATCACCATACGCATAGCGAACGCTAACCTCCCAATCAAAATATGGCATGTTTAACCAGTTGCCAAAATCTTCTGGTCCTATGCTGACCTGCTTAGGAAATATCTCAGCGCCATCGAATCCCATCGCCTTGGCAAACTGCGAAAGCTTCTTTACGACCAATTTCGCAGCGATTGGTTCTTTGAAGAAAACGAACACGTGGGCGCCGCCACTCTTACTGCGGCAGACTACGAACGGCAACGAGTATTCACGACAAAATTTCACCGTCGCCTTACAAACGTCATCCTTGTATGAATCAATGTCAATACAAGCCCAAACAATCGTCCCATCTTCTTTAATTGGGACAATGCCTAAATTTCTTTCACCTTTGAGGTGGGCCTCCCACAACTCCGTGGTCGGAGGTTTCGCAATCGTGTATGCCTTGCCCTGGACCTTGTCGCCCTCGAGACTTTCATCAATTTTTATTGTTCCGTGGACACGATCAAGCCCGCTGAAAAGCTCTTGTAATTGTTCTACATATTTCACCATCAGCCACCGTAATTAAAAAGCGGGGCCCCGTCAGGGGCCCCTGGAACCCACTGGATTAAAACGACGGATCTGTTCCGTCACCAGTGGCGCCGACTTGGTCAAGAGAATCGGTGGCTTCTTTGACGTTGCCGGACTTGATCGCCTTGTAGAAGTTGACGGCCGCGTTCAATTGATCTTGGTCATCAACCAGGCCGTTGCGAGTGATATTCCATCCCCGCCACGTACCGTGCTCATTACTCTCGCCCACCGTCGAGATCTTGTACTTCGTCTGAAAAGTAGCCCTTAAATTCTGGGCTCTCATTTGCAGGTCTAAATCGCTGACCAGCCGTTTCGATTTTTTCACCTGGGTACTGGTCATCGTTATGACCATCGGCTGAAGTGCGCCATCGCCGCGTATCAGTATCACATAATGATACCTGGTGTCAACTATCTGGTGGCCATTGGGGAGGATGTCACCCTTGTCGGTTCTTTCCCACTTCATCTCGTTCGCCTCGGCGACAGAATGCTCCTGGATGAAGCCACCCCCATCGTCACGGGTTTTCCATTCGATGAACGCCCGCCGATAAAAAACTGGTATGATATTCAAATCTTCCTTGTCACCATCCAGTAACGAATTCGCGACGGTGTCAAGGAACATGCCGGCCTTGGCACCCTCGATATACGCCTCATGATCTGAATCAGCCTGCGGGCTTGTTTTCTGAAGAATGGTTAAAAACGGAATTGCATACGAATCCGCATCCGCCGCCTCTAAACCAGCACCTTCAGGAAGTTTCAAATCTTCCGGTAGTGCCAGGCCTTGTTCTGCTTTCTTTGCTACCGCTGCTTTTGATGTTGCCATGATAAATAACCTCTTTGGTTGGACTGAATTATCGCCGTCAGCCCCTCGGCGGGATTACCTTAGCCACCGAGTATTCATACACCTTGATGACTTCAGGAATTTCGTTGCCTTCTTCTAATTGAGCTTTAGCCCATGCTCGCAGGGTTTGCGCGTGTATAGAAATTGAGGCATTGAAATCTTTGTGGATGGTTGAGAGATACTCACCGACTTCCGAAGCTAACTCATCTTCACCAGCTCCGAAAGGAATCTTAAATTCGTTCTTAATAATGGCGCCATGCCCATGTTCACGAAGCCAATTGTACGCGTCGGCCTTGTCGTCGATTTTGATGCTCGCATCTACGCCCTTTTTAATGTCGATGGACGCGCCATTCTCTAATTTAAAAGAGCTCATATTGATCGCTGCCATCGCGTCAGGTAGATCTACCTGTGATACCTTGATGTAGGTATTCTTCTTGGCACGGAGTTCAGCTTCAAGCTGCTCTATGTCGCGTTCCAGGGCTAATTGCTGATCAGCTAATTGGCTTACCGTAGCCAGTTGTTCGTCTGTGGGGGCTACTATTTTGTCTAAATCGGATAAATCAAGGTCAGCCATGTCAGTTCCCCTTCTTAAATTCGCCGCACCACTTGTGCGATTTAGTTGGAGTTGGAACTGGATAGCGCCGACAATTGCCCGTCTTTGTTTTCTTGTAGGGCTTCCAATACTTGCAATCTTTACAATATTCTATCTGGGTTGCCATTCTGTATCTCCTTTCTATGGTTTAGTGTCAAATTGGATTCTCACATACTGTCTAGTCCGGCCGTCCCAGCGCAGTACTGAAAACTTGCCGCGATTATTATTGGCGGCAATCGTGCAGGTGACAGCTATCGCAGCCGGGTCACCCAAAGCTAATATAGAATCATCATCGCAGTAGTCTTTCAACTCACTGCGGATCTTCGCAACGGCAGGGGCAGTCGTGAATTCGGCACCTTTGCGATCAAACAAAGGTTGCTGTAGCGTGCCATAAACACTTGCGACACTGATGTCATATTCATTCCATTCACCAGTTCGGGGATCACGCTTCCGCGGAATTTGAACGACAAATACTCGGCCCATTTATTTTAACTCCTTTCCAAGACTTGCAATTTACAAGGTTTAGGCTGCCCTTGCAAGTAATAGCCTAACTGAATCTCGCGTAATGAGATCGGCCAAACTTTTCTTGCTGTGTAAGGCCTCGATAATCTTTGTATCTATGGTTCCTAGGCATTCAATGTCCACATACAATACTGGATGGTGCTGCCCAATTCGATGTGCTCTATCCTCACTCTGTAGACGAGCCTCCAGACTAAAATCATTGGAGAAGTAGACGACGGTTGTCGCTGCGTGGAGGGTGAGACCGTATCCGCCGCTATGCGGTTGGCCAACAAAGAATCGAACAGGGCTATCCTTATCCTGAAAGGTATCCATGTTAACCTCTCGTTCTTCTTTATTTACTCCACCATGATAACTGACCACCGTTTCTTTGCCATAAGCTTTCCTGATAGCATCTTCGATAGCGGCCAACTCTGCCCGGAACCGAGCCCATATAATGATTTTCCCTTCAGTTTCCTCGAGCAAATCAAGCAAACAATCAATTCTGGGGTTCTTATCTTCAATAGGAAGCGCCGGAGCAAATTCTTCTTTTGGCAAAAATCCGCCTACCACCTGCTGAAGTCGCAAGGCTTTTGTCAGGACATTGGCTACTGACATTTCTTCACCACCAGCCAATTCGATCAACGATCTTTCAGCAATGTCATTGTATGCCTTGCGCTGTTTGGCAGTTAATTCAACATATCTGGTTTGGTATATTTTATCAGGAAGATCCAAACACTCTTCTTTCGTTATCCGGTAACCGTGGGCATCAATGATTGCGGTTAGCTCATCAATATTTCGATAGCCTTTACAAACTTCGTATCGCGCCCCAGTCCTGAAATTTCGTTCCTGTTCCCATTCAGCAAAATAATGCTTGAAGGAATAAAAATTATCGAACCCCAGCGCATTACCAAGAAACCTGAATTGCGAAAATATGTCAAGTGGGCCATTGGTGACTGGAGTACCCGTGAGTATCCTTCGCATCACCGCCTGCCTGCCGAGCACGATAAGAGATTTTGTTCTTTTGGCGCCCGGTGTTTTTATTTTGGATGATTCATCAACAACCATCATCACTCTGAAAGAGTTACATAGTTTACGAACTATTTTCGCCGACTTGCAGGTGGTGCTATCTTTAAAAGCTTCAATATTCATAGATATCACTCGCAGTCCTTTGAAGTCAGGATCAAATAATGACTCTACGAGCTGGCCTTCTTTTTTGCGCATATAACTTGACCAGATAGCTGCTCGGCAATTAGTCCAATCTGGCATGTGGGTCGGAATTTCTCTGGTCACCCAGTTCCTGTGAACACCATTGGGTGCGATTACTATCAAACAGGTGATATTGCCTTTGGCGTAATTGTAGGCCGCGGTGTCAATAGTCACTTTCGTTTTTCCAGTGCCCATCCCCATAAGCAAAGCAAACTCCTCCAGTTCACGTGATCGTAAGAACACTTCGCGCTGGTGGGCATATGGCTCTGTCTTCCACAAATAATCTTCTTTTTGGATTTGCCTTTCAGTACTCATCTTATCCTTTCCTAAGCCGCAACTCTGCGGCGCCCAATAGTAAACTGTTTTTTTGGCGACAGCAATAATTCACAAAATACAAACCCATTTTGACTCGCGATCCCAAGAAACGACGCAGAGACTTACGATCTCATGCGATCTTTGTAAACTGTAAATTGGAAATATATGAGCCGGATCCAAAAAATTGGATAAATCGTCGCCGTTTTACAGTTTACTATATAGCACGACGCAGATATTACTCATCATTGATCCAACGAATCAGCTCATTGTGCTTTAATGCACAAGCCCAATAAGCCTCATCTCCGCGCAGTTTATTTCGTATGACTTCCTTAAGTGCGTCTTCAGTTTTCATCGAAGGCAAATCCTCAGGAAGCAATGGAAGCGAATCACAATCTACCATCGCCTCTACAGGTTTAGGGCGTGGGGGCTTCTCCGGCGATAGCACCAGTGGCTGAGGAGTTCCACAGCCGAACGAAATCATCGCTAAAAGGATTGGCCACAACCACTTCTTTTTGTCCAGCATCGCAATCTCCAGGTACCAATACCGTCTCGATCCTAGGCGAGGTCGGTGACAAGCGCAGAGTCTCCAATTCTCTCTCCATACCCGCTGCCTTGGTGCGGGTTTGCTGTAATCTTTGGGAGAGAGCCATTCTCGCGGTCGTATCTCTCTCAATCTGCTCTGCGAATTCCTGATTAAGAACCTTTTGTCTTTCTTCGTACACCTTGATGGTATCGACCTGCATTTTGGCCATCTTCGAATTCAATCTCCAGCCATTGACCTGCCATCCACCACCGAATCCGATTGCAATCGCTGCGGCTCCAATTATAGCTGAAGTCTGTATCCCCATATCATTGCACCAAAACGTGAACTCGTTCCCAGAATGTATTATACATTTTTTCAACGGTGCCATCGTTCAAGATTGCGTCATCGATAAATCTTTCAGATATTCCGTTTTCACTGGCATGGGTTGGATTGTCGGCGACAAGTTTATCGGGACGAACAATTTGGATTACCAATCCACCTGCCTCACGAATCCATTCAGCTTCATTATCAAAGCGCACGTCAGGTATGACCATCCTGCCTTCGCCATTCGCATTAAGCTGATGCCAACGACCTTTGGCGAGTACCACCCAAATGTCAGGTCGTATGCAAACCCTGCCCCATTCCGTTCCAAGCGTCTGCGCAAGATATCGTGGTGACACGCCTAGCCATGGTATCAGTTTCTCTTTAGCTTCCCGATTTTCCCATACCGCATCATGAATGTGAAATTGTCGCAGCATGTTTTTGATTGGATCAGCAAAACGATACCTTTCGTAAACGTCATGCATCATCATTTCATACGCCAGCGTATCTTTGCCAACTCCAGCGAAACCAGTTAAACCTATCAACATTTCAAACTCCTTTCGTTTTGTTTATATTAAACAAATCGGTCCATTCTGCAACTGTCACTCGTTCTGATCGCCCTGCCTTGTCCCACTTCCGGTTCTGAAATAATTATTAGTGAGTTGACCAAGCACCAAAGTTATGACACCCAAAATCGCTGTAGGAAACCCTGCAAGTGCGAGAGCGACCGCTTGATTCTCAACTTGTGACCAATCATACACGATGAACCAATCAACCACGTAAAACCAGGCATACATGAAAAAGGTATAATAGGTTGAAATAAGAATACGAGGAATGATGCGCATGGCATCGAGACGATGTGCCCAACGGAGCCACACGTCATCGCGTCTTTGATCATTCCTGGGACTGTTCATATTTCAATTCGATGACTTGTTGTTGCAGGAATTCAATCCTGATTGTGAGCTGTGCCAATTGTATTTGATTTTGATGCGTTGAGTAACCAACCCATGTTAGCAGTGCGCACACCAGAAGGGTTAGAACGGTTTGCGCGTGTCTTTCAAACATCAGAACTCGCGGGCTGTCTATCATGAATAAGCTCTCCGCAACCATCCCAACTGAAAATCAGCGAGTTCCGGTTTACTCTCAATCAGGCCCAGATAAAATTGAGCTTGTTCTACGCGTATATGAATTATCAGTTCGTAATCCGTCTTTTCTAATGAATTGATTGCACTGATGGTTGACGGACCAACTATACCATCAACCACAAGATCTTGTGAAGATTGTAATGTATTGATGGCTCTTTGCACAAGTTTATAAGCCTGTCGTTGTCCCATATTGACTGCCATGTCAAATACCTTGGTAGCGATCAACTGACTTCGGATTTTGTCGCATTGCGCAGGCAACCAAAAATATTTCTTGTAAATCGTTTTCGATTTTTCAGGAGTGATGGCACGAATATCATCCGCATCAATATCACCGTCATTATCGATATCAATTCCCTCTTGTCTCAGGAAGCGAAGTGAAACACCGTAGTTGGTTGCTCCACCCGGATCTGAACTGTGGTCGACAAAACCACCTTCGTGGTGCGCCAATACCGTGTACGCCCATGCGTATGGTTTCATAATCATGCCCTCGTGAATTCATGTTCCCATTTTTGACTAAATTTCTCAGGACTTCCGTCCTGCGCTTCAATTTCAAGACGATAAGTTTGCCCAAAGGGTTGTGGTGATGGCCATGGACTAGTGATTGGCGAAAAGTCAACCGCGTAACCACTCACTGCATGAGTTCCACCAACAGGTGATGTTCCACCATCTGCGGTGATTCCAGTGACATTATAAACTTCAACTTCAGGACTTACGCCAGTGTGGTAAATCCTGACATTGTAGGTATACCCAGAACCACTTTCATGAGGATCTTCTTGCGTTTTAGAACGATCTGTAAAAGATGGTACTCTTGAGCGCCAGTTGACATTGAAAGTATCACCCAGAGTCACAACATCACCAAGTCTTACACCATCAATTGAAACGTTGACTGGAGCACCTGGTCCGAGATAACGATCACTTATCAATGTCGACGCCGCGACACCAATTTCAGGGCTTCCGTTTGGATCACCTTGTTGACCGCCACCCGCGTTCGACTGGAACCATGAAACTAAAGCTACTGTGCTTGGACCAGGAGTCAAATTCACGCGCCCGATCCCATAAGTAACGAACCAGACTCGTGTATTGTCTACGTGGGCAATTGGGGCTGAATCCAACATACCCCTATGGACTCCATTCATTTGATATTGGCCACCACCCAAAGATGTGATGGATTCAAAGAAAACCCATTCATCATCAATGAGAGCCAAGTTGGGTGGCGTCGCATTATCAAGATCACCGAGTACGGCTGACTGATTGACTAAGGCTATATCAGTCGTCGCATTTATCGTGATGACATCATCATTGTAGCTATTGGGTGACCCATTCTGAATACCGATTGGACCATCCAATAAAGCTGATGGTGTAAAAGGAGCGATTATTCCATCGAGAATCGTTGGCGTTCTATTTTCAGTTGGTGGAAGTGACGGGTCTTCATAAATGTAAACATTGTAGGACGTTTGCACTCCATTACCCCGAACTGCAAGGAGTCCATATTGTTGCGAATCACTGACGTCTTGGTAACCGAGAGGTAAGGCTATAATTCTCGCTGCAATTACATCAACTGGATTGCTATCAATCTGTATCCACAACGAATCAGTGGGATCAGAGAAACTCGGTGTTTCAGTTCTGAAAACATCCTCCGTCCAATCGTAAATTATTTCATTTGCGTCGTTAGATCCGAGAGAAACCCGATTTATACGAGCGTAGAATTCTTCAATATTGAAAGGTGGCCAATTAATCCGAACAAGATCTCCGGGTAATACAGCGTAGTTACTACGGTCAGCTTTCATTTTACCTTTAGCAAGAGGATACGAAAGGGTACGAAGATCTCTCCATGCTAGTGCGTTGGCTAAACTCCTGTCTTGCACACCAGGATATACCTGCGAAGCAATGACATCCACCCCTCCCTGAATGACCTTGTTTGCCATATCCTGCGCGACGGCGAAAGTGTTTTTAAAATTCTTTTCAGAATCAGTGAACTGCACCTTAACTTGATTTGTCGTATCTACCCATGACCCCCGACTGAATTCAAACGAGAGCAAATTTGATTCATCAAATAACGGCAAAGATGTAATTGGACTTGGATAATCAGTTTCACGTATCAACCGAATTTGCCATTCCTTTGATATAACATCCTGGACTAAAAAGCCGTCTATTTGTTGTTCTATTTCAGCAAGCAACTGAGCGGCTTCTTGCGGCCTATCTAAAATTCTTGCGTAACCGTTATTTTCAGTTGACAAAACCTGAGCCGCAGTAATGAACTGAGCCTCATCAATGTTGGCTAGCCCAAGACCCCATTCGCTATTTGTCATTATCTCATATATGACATTCGCAGGATTCGCGTCACGCCCGTTTACAATTGCGTCGCCAGTCGCCAAGCTCAATGGATTAGGAATACGACGTAGTTCAAATGACCACGGACGAAGATTGGGCTGATTGCCAATATACAATTGTTCAAGAACTAGGTGCGCCGTTCCGCGATAATTTGGAAGAAGAGTTGCGTCAATATCTGAAACACCAGCCATATAAGATGATTGGGCTTGCCCTGCGGAACCAGCGAACAATGTTGCGGAACCCACGATTCCACCGCTATCCGAACCGAAAAAAGACGGTGAGTTGAACGACACTGTTCCTGACTGTATCCACCCTGCGGACAATGGACGAAGGATTTCATCGTCAACCCAAATTCGCCTTAGTCCCGTATTGGCCACATCAAATTCACCACGGCACAACATCAAATCAATTCCAAGATAATATTTGTACCCCACCGTGACATTTTCAGAGCTGAATAAACCAGTGTCAACTTCTTCAGTAATAGGCTCCGCGAGAAGGTCTCCGTACCATCCGACATTAGGTCCATTTAATCTTACGGTTCCCCATATGATTGGAACCGCCCTACCTTCCTCGGACGTTGGAAATTGAAAATCACCAAGGCTCGCAGGTTTGGCTCCTTCAATATTAGGTTTAGGGCGCAGAAGTTCTGACAGCAGGAATGTGCCAACATAGAGTAGAAGAGTAAACCAGAATCCCATATTAAGTCTTCGTAAATTGTCCCTGGTTGAAAGGATTCACTCCAGGCACTAAAGGGTAGCCGCCAAAGTTCGCGACATTATTGAATTTGGTTTTGCACGTTTGGACACTATGATCACACCCCTGGAACGCTGTTACCGTTTCCCCGAGTATACTGCGGAATGGCAATAGCAATGTAAAAGCATCACCGCTATGTTGTATGATCATGCGGTAATCATTTCCTGCTTGATTTTGAACGTAACCGCCAGTGAACGCACTTCCCGTGAAACCGCCTACGGTTATGGCATCACCCGCCACTCCATTCACCACTCCAGATTGTTTAAAAGAGTTTGGGTCTACCGTACAAAATGAATCATATAAAACGTGATTGCACAACGATTGATATTTGTACCGCGGAATCTCTCTTGAGAATTGCTCGTTAAAGGGATTCATATCTATCGAGCAAGTTCGACCATTGAACGCGATACTAGTCACGTATCCTTCAAATATGACGAAACCTGTCGTGGGTATGGGTACCGCTACTGGTGAGCCAATTGGTGAAGAATCAACAGACTCATCCAATTGAATTCTTGTGACGCGACACTCAAGACGAAGCGCCGGTTGTATCCCTAGAAAATCGCTGAATGGACGAGTGCTTGCTGGAGCATCAAGTTGCAATTTAGTATTGCGACGTTCACGGGGATTCAATGTTGGTGCGCTACGTTTAATTTCTAGCGGCTCATAAGTTCCACCACCAAACGTGATAGTTTCCGCCGCGCTGGTGAAGAAAAATATCTCAGCGCCGTAATCGAAACGATAAATATCAACAGGACTGCTATACCGTCCGCCTTCAAGTTCTGCGAAAGTTGGCATTACTGCACATCTCCTACGAACCCAGTTATGACTTCAGTATCCACTGCGTCGCTCTCGGCATCCATCCAATTATGCGTCATTTTGATTGAATCAGTATTTTGACGAGCAAGTATCATCAAATCAACGCGTTCTACTTCTGCCACAGTGGCCGCAAATGCAGTCACTGGGTCAATATTCATTCTTTCAGTTATGGAATCTATTTCTACGGCCCCAGTTATCCGATGGTAACTGTAACTTCCGTCAGTCTTCAGAATTCGCAAACCGGCCCAAGGTGTTTGGCCATTTATATATCTGGCGTATCCGTGATTTTCAACATCAATGGAATTCGCTCCGTTACCGACATTGGTGTTCACTATGAAATCTTTTCGCCAGGTTGGTATCCACGCATTCCGCAATTTTCCTTTGAGATAATAAAGTAACGAACGAATCTGCCATTCAAAAGACGCATTTTCAATATTCCATATGAATGGGGTATTGCGACGCGCTTTCAATTCTTGTGTCAGTTGTTGAAATTTACCAGTATCAAAATCAATGCGTTGTGCGATTTGCTCAAATTTCTCACTGAGACCACCGTTTGGAATGAAATTGACGTCTTCAATTATTAAAGTTGGTCGCCCCTCAAAATCGTCCAATTCATTATACCACGTATTTTTAACTCCAGGTAACAATAAATTTTCATTGTCTAAAAACTCAAAGTCCACACTGTATTTTGAACTATCACCAGCTTGGGGGGTATTTTGCTGCGCCCCATCTGCGAGTATACCGGGAATGACTGGGACTACCGTCGCAATATTTCCATCGTAATTATTTTGGATTGCCGTAGCAAATGTGATAGAATCTTGGGTGCTTTCTGGACTTGCAACGGAACCGACTATCGTGGCAATTTCTAACGTGTCAATCGTTCGGATGCCATTTTCATCCTCTTGGTAAACCATCGCAAGACCGCCAACTCGAAAATCTGAATTATCAAAGGCCCCAGGTCTAAGATAAATGGTCGTATCATTGGTTGCGACGTCAGCTCGCAGGGCTTGTTCATACCACCAAACTGGAACACCAAAGATTCGAGTTGTCCAATCAGCGAAAAGATTTCTAATATTGTTAATGTCCGAAAGGTCATCCACGACGATATCATACACGACACTTTGGCGTGGATTAGCTCGTAAAGAATGACGCTGTTCAGTTCCATCTGCTGAACGGATCACGTCTGTGAGCCATTCCATATTTTCAGATATTCCACGTTGGGGCGGATAAGGAAATATTATTATTCTTGTGCCAGTGAGTGTCAATGAAAGTGTAGAAACATTCGTGATGAAGTCTATCGTTCCGTCTATGTTGGGAGGACCTAGCGTTGAAACGGTGAGCACGTAAACCTTGTTAGCCAATGGAGCCAGATTTGCCGGCGGAGTTGCTCCGCTCAATGTTATGCCAGCGCCTGCGTTATTGTCAATGGACGTGATAGATTTATTATCACGTCGAAAGGTATTGCGAATAACAACATTGAATACGGTTTCACTGACTACGTTACCTAGATCGACTACACTGGGATCAATAAGAAGTCTTTCCCAGTAATCGAACCCGATTCCCATCCCATCTTTCGGACTTTTACCGAGCATTTTCCAGCGCCCCGTATTCCCTTCGCCGCGAATATTATTGCGTTGATTAAGCGCAG